TTTGGATTATACTTCATACACTCACGATTATACCTCCGATGAAGTTTTATATCGAATTGAAGATGCAACGGATTACTATGATATTAAATATCCATTAGTAACGTCTAACAGGATTTGGGAATACAACTCCATTCCTGCCAATGTACCTCTGCCGAATTGGTTAGTAAATACACTCACAGTAAATGATATTTATACAACGTCAGGTGCGATAGATAAAGACGAACTATTTCCTGCCTTGAGAGTAACTAAAGTGCTTGAGGCTATTGAAGCAAAATACGGAATCACGTTCAAAGGCACGTTTCTAACTGATGAGCGTTTGACTAAATTATTCTTATGGTTTAAGAACAAGGAAACATTAATCACAAGTTCTATTGAACAAGACGTTGATTTCACTTCAGTAACTCCAAGCTACACAACTTATGATTTAACGAGTTATGTTAATACAACAACGGATGAAATCCAAGTACAATTTATAGACAATCAAATTATTCGGCACGTCATCACGCTTAACGTCAACTCGGTAACATCTTCAAGCGTTTATTACGTGGACATATACCAAGATGGAAACCTCATAAACACGATTTCAAGTAGTGGTATTGATTCATTAGTTTTAGTAAACGTCTATTCCGTTTCAGGATTAGATACCAATTATTCGTTTAAGATGCGAGGAGATGGCTCAAATACTTTGGGTGTTGCTTTAACTTATGGAGTGGATTACATTTCTTCAGGTTTATTGCAGACTGACTTTGTAGATATTACTGCTTCGAATGTTGTAATCACTTCAAATGTCAATTTAGCTGCCAATGCACCTCAAATGAAAGTACAGGATTTTGTTAAAGGTCTAATGCTGATGTTTAATATGACTATCTACTCTTTAGTTGATGGCGAATATTGGTTAGAGCCTTTAGACGATTGGTATGCTAAAGGAGCGGTTGTTGACATTACATCTTTCACGGATGTTACAAGCATTGAGCATACTCGGATGCCGTTGTATAAAAAGATTGGATTCCAGTTTCAAGAATCCGAGAGTTTTATGAATAAAAACTTCTCGCAAACTTATAATAGAAACTACGGAGATACGATGTATCAGTATAACTATGACGGAGGGGAGTTTATCATTAACTTACCATTTGAAAACCTATTAGAGCAGAAATTTACAGGCACGGATTTACAAGTAGGTTATTCACTTAACTCATCCTTTGCTCCTTATGTACCAAAACCAATTTTATTTTATCAGTATGATAATCAAACGACAAGTTTTGAATTTAAGGATGACGGAGGTGGCACAAACACAGTAACAAGTTACACGCCATTTGGTCAAGACTTGCTTTATAACGGAAACGATATAACGTTAAACTTTGCTCCTGAAACCTCATCTTTGCTTTTAGATCCTATTCAGATTACAGGATTCTCCCAATATTACTTTTCGTATTTGTACAATCTTTACAACTTGAAGCAACGATTGGTCAATGTAAAAACGAACCTACCTACAAGTTTAGTAACAGGGCTTCAATTAAACGATAGATTAATCATTAGAGATAGACGTTACATAATTAACGAAATGAAAACAAACCTTATTACTGGCGATGTTGATTTTCAGTTAATTCTTGACTTCAGACCAATAATCAATTCTACGCAAACACCTCCTATTGTATCGCCAAACGGAGGCGATGTACTTATTCCTGTAATCTTGGATAACAACGCAACTCAAATAGGATTGACAAGTTCGATTACTGATGTATCATTTAGTCAAAGCATCGTATATGAAGAGCAAATGGTTACAGTAACTATCGGAGCAAGTAATGTAGAGTTTACAATGACAACTGAAAGTGGAGATATTTTACTTTCCGAAAACGTAGAGCAATTTACTACGGAAGGTGCAGAGAATAGATTGATTGACGTTAGATTGACTTCTACTTATTTGGATGGAAGTGTAAGCTCAAGAACAATATACATAATTCAACAATGATACAACGAATAATAGCGATGCTACAAATAGACGAACACTACGGAGTGAGTGAATCTATTGACATAGCAAAAGGCAAATATAAGTTACATACGTCTGTGAAGAAAGCATTTAAACAAGGTAAAAGAGAACTTATAAATAAACGAAATGGCAGAAAATAAAGTAATTAATTTAGAGGTCAACGAGAGTGGAATGGAGGAGTTGACAGGGAAAACCAAATCCCTAAAAGCTCAACTCAAAGAACTCAAAGTACAAATGGCTGCCGCAGGAGATGGTACTGCGGAATTTAGAAAATTAGCTGCCGAAGCAGGAGCATTAAAAGATAGACTTGATGACGTAAATCGACAAGTTAAAAACCTTTCATCAGACACTCAAAGATTAGATTTAGGACTTGAAGCAGTAACTGCCATTACAAGTGGATATGAGGCTGCACAAGGTGCGATGTATTTATTTGGAAATGAATCCGAAGAAATGCAAAAGACAATGCAGAAAGTAATGGGTGCAATGGCTCTTGCTAATGGTGTTCAACAAATTGCTAACGTCTTAAACAAGGATGCAGTATTAGGTACTAAATTACGAATCTTATGGAATGATAAGTTAGTTGGAACATTTAAAGAATTAACGGATGCTCAAAAGGCATTTGCGGTTACAGGAGTAGGATTGTTGCTAACGGCAATTGCTGCGTTAGTTGCTAATTTTGATGCCTTAACAAGTTCTATTTTCGGAGTAAGCGAAAGCCAACAAGCCTTAAATGAAACGGTAGAAGATTATCAAAAAGGTGCTGCTGAAGCAGCTGAAATCACCTCTAAAGTTGGAGCAACATTTAAAATGGCTCGTGAGGGAGTTGTTAGTAAGGAGGAAGCATTAAATTATTACAATGAAACTTTAGGCGATACATTTGGAAAGGCAGTATCTCTTGATGAAGCCGAAGAACTTTGGGCTAAAAAAACAAAGGCTTATATAAGAGCCACAGGATTAAGGGCACAAGCACAAGCGTTATTTGCAAAGGCAGCAGAAGCAGCAGCCAAAGGAACTACGGCAGGATTAGAAGACCAAACAACTTTGTTAGATAAATTAGGTACTGCGGCACTTCAAAACACTTTAGGTTATAGTGCTGCATTATCAAATCAAACATCAAAACAAAAACAACGAGTTAAAGAGGCGGAAGTAAATTATAAAAAACAAGAAGAACTCTTAAATAAACAGGCTGCTGATATGTTAGCCGAAGCAATAGAAGAAGAAAAGGCTAATGGAATAGTTGCCAAATCAAATCAACACAAAAATAAAGCGGTAGTTCATAGCAATAAAAATGCAAGGAAAGACGATTTAAAAAATCAAAAAGATTTTAATGCAGAGGCTGATAAATTAGAACAGGAAAGACAAAATGCACTACAAGATAGATTAGCTGAAATACAAGATCAAAATTATGAAAACACTCTATCTGCTTATGATTTAGAAATAAGAGCTTTAAATGAGAAATATTTTGAAATTGAAACTTTAGCAGAGGGCAATGCCGAAGCACTTAAAGAAATAGAGATTGCTAAAATGAATGAGAGAAATGATATTGAATTAAAATATCAGGAAATCTCATACAATCAACAAAAAGAAGCAAATGCTAAACAAAAAGAATTAGATGACAAGGCAGCAGCAGATAGAATAGAGGCTGAAAAAACAGTTGCCGAAACATTACAAGCAATTAGGGAAGCTGACTTGAATAACATTAGTGCAGGAATTGGATTAATTAAAGACCTATTTGAAAAGAATAAAAAAGTACAAGCCGCAGCATTAATTGCAGAAAATGCCGTTGGTATTGCAAAAACAATCATAAGTACAAAGGCAGCAAATCAAGCGGCAAGGGCTCAAGGTACTGCATTGGCTATTGCATCAGGAGGGGCATCAACTCTTGCAGCCGAGGCATTAATCTTAAGAAATAACATTGGAGCAGGAGTTTCTATCGCTGCTCAAATCGCTGCAACTGCAAAAGGAGTTGCCGCATTAGGCGGTGGCGGTGGAGCATCTGCTTCAGGCGGTGGAGGTTTATCTAATGGAGGTGGAGGAGGTGGAGTTTCTCCTAATTTCAACGTTGTAGGTAATTCAGGAATGAATCAACTGGCACAAATCCAACAAACGCCATTACAAGCCTATGTAGTTTCAGGAGAGGTAACGTCAGCTCAAGCATTAGACCGAAACCGAATTAAAAATGCGACATTATAAACAATTTAACGTCTAAAAGATATGCAAGTTATTGAACTAATTATAGATGAGAAAGACTTACAAAGCGGAATAGATGCCGTTTCAGTAGTCGAAAGCCCTGCCATTGAAGAAAACTTTATTGCATTAGCAAAACACGAAGTAGAACTCAAAGAGGTAGATAAAGAGAAGCGTATTCTAATGGGTGCTGCTTTGATACCTAACAAAAAAATCTATCGTGTAAACGCAAAGAAAGAAGAGTATTACATTTACTTTTCGGAGGACACAGTACGTCAGGCGATGGAATTATTCTTTAAAAACGGAAACCAATCAAACGCTACATACGAACACAAAGATGCAATCAAAGGGATGACCGTTGTTGAGTCTTGGTTAATAGAAGATGAGGTACACGACAAGTCAAAAAAATACGGATTTAGTTTACCGAAAGGAACTTGGATGATTTCGATGAAAGTTGATAACGATGAGGTGTGGAATGATGTCAAAGATGGCAAGGTTAAAGGCTTCTCTATTGAGGGTTATTTCGCTGACAAGTTAGAGATGAGTTTAGAGCAAAAGAAAAAACAAGAGGTCATTGAGCAACTTAAAGATTTGCTTAAATGAAAAAACAAACCGCAATTAGTTTTATTAAAAAAACACGAAAGAAAAGACCTAAACAACACTCAAAAAGTTCAAAGTTAAAAACAAGCAAAAGATACGTTAAACTAAATCGAGGTCAAGGATAAAAGATAACAAATAATGATTAATACTTCATACAAGGTCAACTGCGACACGTTAGAAACTGAATCAAATAAGACGATTGAAAACGGCACTTTGCACGTTTACGACAATCGGTTAAAGGTTCACTTAAACAACGAAATCAAAGAAGTTGGATTGGCAGAAACCAATGCTTGGGGTAGGTATGATGACACTCAATATACTTCCGCCAGTTCATTTGCATTTACTACTGCCGAGTTTACGTTACCAAACAATGCAGGGAATGTTGTTAGCAATACGGATTTTCCATTTTACAACGGAACGAAACTATTGAGCGAAAACACGAACGATGTTTACATAATTACAATAGCTTTTAAAGCCAAAATTAATAACGCTAACGGACACTTTGAGTTATATCTACAAGGTGGTAACGGAACTCCTTACGATAGAGTAAAGGACATAGTCATCTTTCCAAAAGGAAACAATGTAGAACACTCCTACGCAAAGACGTTCCAATTCTACGTTGATGAGGATGTAATTACAAACGGATTATCAATTAAAGCAACGGCATCAGACAATGGAGAAATTTACGATGTTATATATTTCATTCAAAGAACTAATAAAGGATAAAATGTCAAAGTTTAAAACACCAAGCAAGGCAAGTCCAAGAGCAGGAAGTAAAAGAGGATGCCTTTGTGCTAACGGAACTTACTCAACAAAGTGTTGTGATGGCTCATTACAAGCTCAAGGAATAGGCAAAACGTCAAGCGTAAACGAATCTGCTCCAACGATTACCGAAGTGAGTGGCGTACGAACCATTGTGCGTCAAAACGGATAAAAATACAACAAGTATAAACACTTAACGTCTAAATAAATATGAATACTACAAAATCAGTTTACAATCGTTTGTTTCAAGAGGACAAGGTAGAACTCGCTTCAGAACGTGTTGAGTTAGCTAATGTCAAAGAAATACCTAATAAATTAAAAAAGATTTTAGATACCCAAAAAAAGTTAGATAAAGTAATACCACAAATTGAAACTTTAACTAAAAATAAAATCGAACAACAAAAATTATTGGAATTTTATATTAAAGAATCAAATGACTTTGTTTCGGAAATAGATAAGCAAATTAAACAATTAGGGTTAGATGAATCTACAGTTCCAAATTTAAAATCGTTAAAAATAGAAATAGATAACTCAAAAGGTTATATAAATAAGTAAAACAAATGAACGAAAAATCAATCTTAAACAAAGTCCGCACACTTCTTGGATTAGAAGTGAAGTTGGAAGTAATGAAACTTACTGATGGAGTTTCTATGCTTGAAGCAGAATCTTTTGAAGCAGGTCAACCTGTATTCATCCTAACTGAAGACGAACAACGTATTGCACTTCCTATTGGAGAGTATGAGTTAGAAGATGGTCGTGTTTTGGTAGTTATCGAAGAGGGTATGATTGCTGAAATCAAAGAGGTAAAAGAAGAGGAAGAAATGCCTGAAGCACCTGCACAAGAACCTGCCGAAGTAGAAGCTGAAGTTGAGGCATCTAACGAAGCACCACAAGCGAAAAAAATCGTTGAGTCTATCGTTAAAGAATCTTTCTTCAGCGAAATGGAAGCCCTTAAAAAAGAAAACGAGGAATTGAAAGCACAACTTTCAGCACAAAATAACGAGGTAGCAGTAGAAGAAAAAGAAGAAGAAGTTGCACCAGTAGAATTGGCTGAAGAACCTAAACCAATTTCTTTCAATCCTGAAAACACACAAGCTACCGAAGTATTCAAATTTGCATCTAAACGAAATGCATCTACTATGGATAGCGTATTAAATAGAATTTCAAACATTAAATAATAATTAAAAATGGCTACAACCACATCAATTACTACTACTTACGCAGGTGAATTTGCAGGTAAGTACATCGCAGCAGCTTTATTGTCTGCACCAACTCTTGACAAAGGCGGTATCACTATTGCTCCAAACGTTAAGTACAAGCAAGTAATCAAAAGAGTATCTACTGACGGAATTATCAAAAACGCTACTTGTGATTTTGATCCTACAAGTACAATCACTTTGACAGAGCGTATTTTACAACCTGAATCTTTCCAAGTTAACTTACAACTTTGTAAGGCTGACTTCCGTTCAGATTGGGATGCAATCCAAATGGGTTACTCTGCATTTGACACACTTCCTAAATCTTTCGCTGACTTCCTTATCGCACACGCTGCCGAGAAAGTTGCCGCAGGAATGGAAACTTCAATTTGGCAAGGTGTTAATGCAACCGCAGGAGAGTTTG